GGTTCTCTCGTGTTGGTGCGGACTTTGCTGCTGTCTTGCAGGGTAAGTTGCTTAACTTGTTCAGAGAAGAACACATTGAGACGCAGGGCGTTGGAGATTTGTTGAACACCATCGCTAATGCCCCTGGTGTGTTAGGTGATGCGTTTGCGGGTTTTAACGAACTCGTGGGTAACGTCAATCGTGTGGCGACTGTCGTTGCACAAGCTGAGAATTTGCCTGGTTCCTTTGACAAAGTTGTCGCTGCTGCCGAACGGTACGCCAATGAGGGTGTGCTCGTACGTCACTTGTCTCCGATGCAGGAGATGTTGCTTAGTGGAGTCCTCTTTGCGTATTTCTATAGTAAGGAGGGTGCCATTTGTAAGGCAATTTCTTTGGCTGCCGGGCTTTATGGCCTTAGTGTTGCAGCCAACTTGCTCGCTACCTCTCCGAGCGTTCGCATGTTGTTTGAGCGAATAGTGGACCTTGTCAAACCTAGCAATATGGTCCTTGTTGCTCAAGGACCGACGCTGGATAAGGTTTCTCCGGCGGTCCAAGTTTCTAGCGCCTTGGTGCTTTTGTACCAGCGCCTCACGACCTACCAGGTTGAGCCAGACGCTAGCTCCTTGGAGCGGTTTATGGCTGCCATTCGTGCTAGTCGTAGGGCCTTCAAGCAGGCCAACGAAACTACCAAGACTGTAGAGGAGACCTTGCTGTCCATTCAGGATTTGATAAACAATGTTTGTGCTCTTGTTGGGACAGATTGGCGAGCCAACTTCTCCGGGGAGTATTGGGTAGAGATCGATGAGATGCGAGAGACTTATAACAAGTTGCGTTCAGACTTTGATGAGCGCAAGGAGTTGTCATCTGTGGCAGCTCAGGCCAAGGCCTTGCTGACCCGCCTTGAATCCACCTCTGTTAAGCGTTCATCTACGATGTATGCGCAACATAGGGATTTGAGGAATCTCGTATACTCACTCTGTTCAGAGCTTCGGGGTTTTGGGGCCTTTGGTAACGCTGAGAGGGTTGAGCCATTTGTCATAACCCTCTCCGGGGATCCGGGCATCGGCAAGTCTCTGGTTTCAAAGGCCATACAGGATGTTCTTGCTCGTAAGTTACTTTCTAGTAGGGCATACAATGATTTTGTTGGAGGTACTACGGCTAATGTCGTTTGGGCCCCTAACTTGGCTGAGACTTTTGACTCTGGGTACAATAATCAAGCGATTGTTTTACTTGATGATCTTGGGTATTCTAAAGAATCTAACGACATTGTTATTCCCAAGTTTATCCAGTGGGTTAACCAAGTCCCAACTCAGACGAATCAAGCTGCCTTGGAACGTAAAGGGGCCATCTTTTTCGATTCCAAGTTGATTTTGTGTACTACTAATTTGGTGGATTTCGGCAGGGCGACCGAACGCTTGGCGACTCCTGAGGCTTTTTATCGGCGTATGCACGCTAATTATAGGGCCGTTTTGCAACCAGCATTCGATGACGGTTCTGGCAAGTTGGATATTTCCAAGGTCACTGACCAGCTACTGTCATCATCAGGCTGTTGGTTGCGGTTCCAGACTTTCGACCCTGCCACTGGCTTGGTTACTGGACCGTTGCTAACGTTTGGCGAGGTCCTTGAGAAAATCTTGACGCAGTTTGATAGCCGCATGAATA